CACCAGTCGCATCATTCCCGAAGCCCAAACCACCAGCGGCCAAGTCGCCCAGGGCATCCTCCGGGCGTGGCTATGGGCAGCCATCGGCGTCATTGTGCTGTTCGTGGTCATCCCGCTGATCATCGGCCTGGCCGGCAGGTGATCGTCTTTAATGTGCAATTGATACCACAATGATGAGGTGCCGTGAGGGTTCAAACCCGTGACCCGGGCCGGTCGCGGGGGTGGGTGATCCCCCGGGTTCCACAAATATCAATAAGGGTATTGACGGATAGGGCAGCGCGATGTAGCGTTGGGCGGCATGATACCAGCCATATCATTTACAACACACGCTTCGAGGTTCCCCGCCGGTGCATATTCTGCCATGGCTGGTATCAGTGTGCGCCGGTAGGGGACCCCGAAGCGTGACCTAAAGCCGTCAGGCAAGGGAGTGCATCATGTCTGAAGATCAACCATTGAATACCGTGACACAGTTTGGGCGGGTGCCCTACGAAATCATCAATGCTGGAATGATTGCCAGCCTCAAGGCGGCGGCGTCGAAGGTGTATTTAGTGCTGTTGGCTCACACCGATGTAAATTGGGAAACAACCGTTGGGCTGCGCCGCATTGCCAGGTTGACCGGCATCCACGTCGGCAGCGCGTCCAGGGCCGTCGAAGAGCTTAAAACGGCCGGCTTGATCGAAACTAATCAGCCCATCAACGGTCAAGGATTCCACTACAGAATCACCACCGACCGTTCACCGGTGGGTGAACGCTCCCAAAATGAACCGTTCACCGGGGCGCGAACGGTTGACGATCAGACCGTTCACCCATGCGCGAACGGTCAAAATTCCGACCGTTCACCGGGGCGCAACACCACCGTTCGCATTTTGGAGCCAGACCGTTCGCATTTTGGAGCCCAACCGTTCACTGGGGCGCAACTAAACAGATTGAACAGAGAAGACAAACAACCAAGACAAGTGATTGGTGGGGATTCTTTGAACCCGGATCAAACCAAGATGGTTTACCTGTTGGTCCGACACCGGATCAGCATGGCCGCCGCCCGGCAGATCGTCGTCGACAACCCCGGGGTGACCATGGGCATGATCCAAAACCTCCTCGACTCGGCGGATGATCAAGGCTGGAACCAGCCCGGCGGGGTGGCGACGTTCCTGAAAGAACAAATCCCGGCGGCCATCGATTACCAACGAGAGATCACCCAGTGGCGCGCGGACCTGCGGGCGAAGCTGACCGCCTGGCTCAACGCCGCGCCGAAGGGGGACCCTGCCTTGCTCGCCGAGCTCACCGAGGTTGAGCTTGAACGGTGCCGCGATTATCTCACTACTTTCGCCTTCAAGGGTACCGGGGGGGCGAACTGGCATGACTACAGGATCGGCGACATCTTCAAAGGGGTGATGGCCGCCGACCCACCAACCACGAATGCGGCGCTGGCCTATGCGGCCACCAATATCAACCTCCGGCTACGCCGCAAGCTCGGGCTGAGCCTCCCGCCAGCGTCGCTACGATTGGTCGGGACGGCGGCGGGGTAGGTGGCAACTGAAGTGATTGTGGCGTGAAGGCGGTTTAATCGCCCCGTGCCGCGTTTTGGGAAAAACCCGACCCTAAGTCGGGGTTCACCAACAAAGCCCGCCAGCAGCCATCCAGCGGCCACTAGTGGCAAGTTGAGACGGGCGGTTTACAAAGCGAAACGGGCGTTGATCTGCAAGGAATCTTCAACGCTGGGAGGTCAAATGATGATGACGCGTGTACGATCGATGGTTGCGGCTGTGGCTGTAATGCTGGCGGCTGGCGTGGTTTGTGCGGATGAGGGTACCCCAGCAAACGATCTATCCGGGTACGATCGACCTACCTTGGAGGCGATTTGTCGTCAGCTCTACCTCGCGGTGGAGGACCTGCAAGCGAAGGTGGCCGAGCGGGACGCGACGATCGCGGACTTGCGGGCGCGGCTGGAAGCGTGTGGTAATGATGCCACAAGTGAGGCGGAGAATGTGGTGGTGGCGGCCACCCAACCGGCGGCCTCAGCGAATCGGTGGATGACGGTAGAGCTGCCCAAGCTTCGCACGGCGCGACGGCGGGAGCTGATGCAGCGGCGGACAACGCTTGAGGTGGAGGTGAAGGAAATGGGTGGCGGTCCGGTGATGGCGACGGATCAGTATGGTCGCACCATGCGGATCGGCGGTGCGTCGAGTGATCTAAAGAAGGTGGATGATGAGCTGATGATGATTCGTCAGCGGCGCTGGCTGCCCATGATTGCGGTGACGCACGAGGGATCGATCGGCGCGATCAGTGATGCGACGAGCTATCAACTGCAACCGTACAACCTGGAGGTGCTCCAGGTGGTCAACGAGCGCGAGGTGATCATGGAGGTGCCCGAGGTCTACATTCAGAATTACGATACGACGGGGATGTTTGATGGGATGGGTGGTGTAGCTAAGGATGGTGTGGGGATTCTGCCCGGTCTGTTCATCGCGCGGGGCACGAAGCAGTACCCCACCGCCAATGGATCGACGCGCACGATTCCCCTGATCGAACCCTATCCGCCGTTGGCCGACTTGGCCGGCGAATAAATCACTTACCAATCTGTCTTTTGGTTTGCATGGCGCTGGGACGCCGATATAGTTAATGCGCGCGGTCGTAGGGAGTAAGGGACTGCTCCCCATGTCCGACCGTCGCGACTCCATGCCTATTGCTACCGACTCGTCACCTACCTGCGATCGCGCACCCGCAGGAGTTGTGCCTCCGTCGCCTCGCGGTGACGGGGGCTTTTCCCCTTTTTGCTCAAGCTCCTCGACGACGCCCGCGCCCTGCGCGACTGCGATGACCCGCAGATCCGCCGGTGGGCGTGGATCGTGCTGCGCCTCATGGGGGAGTGACGCATGACTAAGGCGTGTTGCGCTGATTGTGGACTCGACTACGAAAGCTCCGCGTGGGCTGACGTGGTGATCGATGATGGGATTTGGAGAACCATCTCGCCCGATGGCGAAGGTAATGGGCTGCTGTGTTTTAACTGCATAAACGCACGGCTCGTTCGCGCGGGGTTGAGCAATGTGCCGGCTCGCATTACCAGCGGGCCGATGGCGCGACCGAACCCGGATGATGAATCGCCTGCGATCATCCGCTTTCAAACCGGAAGCTCGTGGTACGCGCGATGGTTCGTTGATGAGAAGGGTGAGATTAAAGCCGTCGTGTCTGACTCTAGCCCAGTTGCCGGAGTAGATGACCAACGGAATCCTTTCGTCATGTTGGGAGCCCAATCATGATCCACACATGGATCGTCCCCATCATGGGGTTCACCCAGACGTTCGACCGCCCCACCGGTATGGAGAAGCTCTGGGGCACCCTCCGCAAGTACAGCGGCCCGCGATGTTGCGTGGTCGCGCCGATGGAGTGGGACGAGGATTTCCAAGCCCTCGCCGGGTTCATCGGCCGCAACTCTGACCAAACCAAGCCCACCACCATCATCACGATCGCCTACTCATGGGGCGCGGGTAACGGATTCATCAAGCTGGCTGATGCGCTCGCTGCTCTACCCGTGCCCCTGCGCATCGAACGCGCGATCCTCGCCGATCCCGTCTACCACCCCGGGCTCGCCCCCTTCGCGTGGCGGGCGCTGGTCAATGGCCTGTTCGCGCCGAAGATCGCCATCCCCGCCAATGTGGGGCGGGTGAGTTGGACGCGGCAGGAGCGGGACAAGCCGCGCGCCCATGACCTGGTGGCGGCCGACCCCGCGCCGTATTCGACAACGCTGGGCACCATCATCGACGCGCCGAAGCTTCGGCCGCTCAATCACAACCAGATGGACGACGACCCGACGTTCCACCGCATGGCGCTCGCGGCCGTCAAGGAGGTGCTGGTATGACTACCCGCGCGATTCTCTTACTCCGTTTCGCCCTCATGCTCGCGGCCGTGGTGCTGCTGGCCATCAGCGCGTTTGGCTGCGCGGTCCGCGAGTACCACTACACTGCCACCGCGCCAGATGGCTCGCAGCGCACGATCGACATTCGCATCACCAATTCGGACGTGAGCGTGGGCGAGCTGGCGGTGGAGACAGCGGACGGCGGCACGTTGATGTTGTCGGACCTGAGCGCCGAAGAGCGGACCTCACGCGCGATCGAAGCGGCGGCTGAGGCGGTCAAGGCCGCAGCGGGGATGGTGCCATGAGTGAATGTCACGTTGACCGCAAGCAGAAAGCGGATGGCGGCCCATATGTCGGTGGATTCCCATTGCCTGAGGGATGGCAAGATTGCAAGCAACCAGTGATTCGCGGTCCGCGATTCGAGCATCACTACATCTGGCGGGATGGGTGGTGGAGTGTGGAGGTGGTGCCGCTGCCGCGTGTGGATGAGGGAGGTACACCATGAGTGGACTCGCCATTCTTATCGCCATTGCCGCGTTCGGCCTCGGCTTCATCGCCGGGTTCCTCGGCCTCGCCTTCGCGATCATGATCACGATCAAAGACAGCCTGGGAGGCATGCCATGAGTGACGCTATGCAACGCCTGGGTGTCGCGTTGGCCCCTATTGCTGTGTGGGTCGCGGCATTGTGTCTAGTGATGTTCAGTGTGATGGCTCTGGGTGTTATCTATGCAATTGGCTGTGTGGTGATGCTTGTTGTTGTCATCTTCCGCAGCGATAGCCTCAGCATCGTCACCATCATGGCCATTGTCTGTCTGACGATCTGGTTCACGCGATAGGAGTGATCAATGGGTGCCAAGCTCCCTCAACCCGCGCCAAAAGGCCACAAGCCACAACCCTCGCCTCCGCCGCCACTGAAGAGGGACGGCACCGAGGTGATCACCTATCGCATCGGCAACTCGCGAGGGGTGGAGATGACCCGCCCGCGCCTGACCATCAGCCTCGTCAAGCTATTCGCCCCGTTCGTGTTGGTGGCGGCGATCGTGCTGACCTGCCCTGCCGATCAACAGGTCACCATCCCCACCGATCCGGACGTCCAAGGCCGGCTCATGGCGGTGGAGGCGTCAGAGACGGCGCTGGCGGCGAAACTCGCGGACCTGCGGGAGCAGTTCGCCGACGTGCTCGCGCGGCTGGCGGCGCTGGAATCCGCGCCGGAAGTGGTCACCCCGCCCGTGGTCACCCCCACCCCACTTCCGGGGCGCGAGTTGAGCGGGCCGATGAAGTTTGTGTGGGTGACGCGCGACGAAATCCTGATCGAAAACAAGATCATCCACGCGGATGACGTCCACCTCATCAACATTCAGGGGCGCAACCAGGGCGACATCAAGAAGGTGACCATCCGCAACTGCCTGATCGAGGGCGCGAACGCGGGCAAGGATACCGACGTTCACGGGGCGTTCATCAAGAACATCGACTGGCTCGTCATCGAAGATTGCACGTTTCGCGATAATGGCCTGTACACCGACGCACTCGGCATTTACCGCTGGATGCGCAACCACGACCTATACCTCGTCGACTGCGGGCGGGTGGACATTCGGCGCTCGCAGTTCATCAATACCGCCAGCAACAGCGTCAAGGTGCGGCGCTCGAATAACCTCACGATCGAGGATTGCCTGTTCGCTGATGGCCCGTTCGGGTTGGGCAGCGATGACCAATTCGCCGCCAGCAACCTTGCCATCCGTCGCTGCATCTTCCGCAACATCGGCGGCACGCAAGGCTACAGCATCCTCTTCGCGTGGGGGATTGTGTTGGGCAACATCAATGGCGGGCTGATTGAGGACTGCACCTTCATCGGCCCCACCCCCGGAAATATCGCCAACGCGAAAGCCATCACCATCGGCAACGCCTGTCAAAACATCCGCGTGGTGCGGCCTGATTTCCGGGGGTGGACTGGCACCACCATCAGCAACTACAGCGGCGCACAACTCACGGTGACGGAGTGACGATTGATGACTGCCCCCAAAGTGACAGCCTCAAATATTCCGGCGTGGATTTCCTCCGGCATTGCAATTGTGACGGTGTTGGCCGCCGGCACGAGTTGGATGGCCAACCCCACCATCGCCCGTGTCGATGACCATGAGAATCGCATCCGCGTGGTCGAATCAGTGATCCAGGTGCAAATGACGGAGGTGAAAGCCGAGCTGCGCAACCTGCGCCACGAGCTGGAGCGCAAGAGTAACACGGGAGTTGCAAGGTAATGAGCCGCGTGCTCCCCGCCTATCAATCGATCGCAGGTGGCCACGGCTATGGGTCGCTCGTGCTGGGGCTCAATCCCACCACCTACTGGCCCGCCATGCGTCGCGAAGTGGTCGGCGGCTATGACGCCACATGGAACGGCGCGACCGCGCAGGGCGCGGGGTTCCTCACCCGCGACAGCGCTCCCGCCGTCGACCTCGATCGATCGGCCGCGACTTACGTCACCACCAGCTACCCTTGGGTGAATCAGCGCGATTGGTCGGTGATGGGCTGGGTGCGCGAGGACACGTATTCAGCGAATTCCTCGATCGCTTTCGGCACTGCGGGCAACCTCTGGATGTTGTATGCGCACAACACTGTCGCCAATGGCTGGATCTACTACGACGGAGCCGGCGCCGGATTCGGCCTTTATGGGCAAGCCGAAATCCATGGGCACGACTGGTTCGTGTGTCTGGTGCATAACAACACCGCGCACACACTCGTGCTCTACGCGGCCGCTGATCGCGGGGCGCTGACCAGTGTGGGCCAATCGAGAACGGTGTCAGCGGCCGTGGATGGCAATTTCACCATGGGCGGGCGGTTCACTGGGCTTGGCTTGTGGGATGGCCGCATCGGACCCGTCGCGACCTTCTCGCGCGTGCTCACCCTCACTGAAATCACCGCCCTTTACTACGGCGGCTTGCATGGGAGCTGAATTATGGCTGACAAATTAATGGACGTGCTCAACGCCGCCGCGCCGACGCGCGAGCCCACTGAATTCGAGCGCGATCTGCAGACTCTGCTCACCGCTCCGGCGGTGATCGGCACCACGATCAAGTACCAAGTCAACACTGTCGCGGCGATGGCGGCTAAGCACGGCTTGGACAACCTGCTGGCGGCGCTGCCGGATGATGTGCGAGCCGCATTCATCGCGGGACTCGCCGCCGTGCAGACCTTCTGGGAGGCGAACTCTAGTGAGTTATTCCCAGCCATGCCAGCCCAGCCGGTTCCTGTTGATGGGGGCACGCCATGAGTTTGATTCTGGAAACCGATTCGGGATCAGCCGCCAATATTTCCAGCGAACTGGCGATCGGCGAATTCACCGCCACCGCCGCGCAGATCGTCGCCGCCTCCGTGCGCTTGAGCAATCTCAACGGTGCGGCGGCACTCTTCACGATGGTGCTGCGCCACAAATCCTCCGGCGGGACCATGATCCGCGAAGTGGCCGCCAGCCAACCCAAGCGGACCGACACGGATGCCGTCTTTGGCTTCGACTTCGCTCCCGGCTGGGTCATGGCGAGCGGCGAAAAGATCGAAGTGCGCGTCGTCTCGACCAACGCCTCCGACACCAACGTGACCTGGGCGGTGGACTGGATCGATCGCACGCCGATCTATGCGGCCGATGTTAACGCCCAGTGTGATACCGCGCTGGCGGACTACGACGCGCCTACCAAGGCGGAGATGGACACGGCCGAGGCGGCGATCCTTGCCAAACTGCTCAAGTACTTCCAGCTTGCAATGCGTAAGGACACCGCGATCGCCACCGACAACGCGACCGAAGTGACCGCGATCAATGCTGACGGTGGCAGCGGCGCGGGGGCGTTCGCCAACACCACCGACGCCCAGGAGGCCATCCGCGACAACATGGTCGCGCCGGACAACGCTGGGATTGCAGCTATTCAGGCGCAGACCGATCTGCTCACCTTCACTGGCACTGACGTGAAGGCGACGTTGGACGGGGAGACGGTGGCGCTCACGGACGCATCGCTCACAGGGGCGAAATTCGACGCCTCCACCGCGTTCCCCCTCACCAGCGTCGATTCAGGCGCAACCCAAGTGGCCCGCACGGGCGCGGACAGCGACACGCTCGAAACGCTCAGTGATCAGATGGACGATATGTCAAGCGCAATCCAAAGTGAGTAAGCCATGGCAACAAAGACCGCTGTAATTAAACGTGGGGAAAAGGGTCACTTCCTGCCCGGCACCGCCCCAGGACCTGGCAATCCCCTCGCTACCAGCGTCGCCAGTTGGCGGGCGGCCATGGCGCGAACCATTACCGAGGCCGACGTGGTCGAGGTGTGGAAGCAATTGATTGCCAGAGCCCGCAAGGGCGAACAGTGGGCGGTGGTGGAGTTCAACAAGCGCACGCTCGGTGATGCCAAGATCGATCTGAACGTATCTGGCGATCGTCCCATCAAGGCGTACATCGAAATCAGTACGGACGACGTGTAACCATTGACAAGTAACAGCCCCATCATCACCGCTGAAATGAAACCCTACCGCCCGCGCGGGGCGGCTAAGGCGCTGTTTACCTGCAAAGACCCCGACGTGCTGATCGACGGCGGCGCGGGGACGGGTAAATCAATTGCCCTGCTTTCCAAAGCCTACCTCGTCGCGGAGAAGTATCCCGGGGCGCGCATTCTGCTGGTGCGCAAGACGCGCAAGAGCATGACGGAGTCCGTACTCGTCACATGGGAGAGCAAGGTCGTCCCCACCAGCCACCCCTGCCTGCAGGGGGCGAGTCGGCGCATCCGCCAGAGCTATGACTTCCCCAACGGCTCCAGTATCGTGCTCGGCGGCATGGACAGTGAACACGAAGCGGCGGTCATGTCCACGGACTACGACATGATCCTTGTGTTCGAGGCCACCGAACTGAGTGAGAGTGATTTCGAGAATCTCACCACCCGCTTGCGTAACGGCGTGGTGCCCTATCAGCAGATCATCGTCGATTGCAACCCCTCACACGATAAGCACTGGCTCAAGCGCCGCGCCGACGCGGGGCGCATGACCCGCCTGATCAGCCGTCACGAAGATAACCCGCTGCTCTATGAGGATGACGGTACCGTCACGGCGGCGGGGCGCAACTATCTCAGCAAACTCGAACACCTCACCGGCGCCCGCCGCAAGCGGCTGCTGGAGGGGCGATGGGTCGCGGCGGAGGGTGTGGTGTATGAGGAATTTGACGAGTCGCTGCATGTCATCGACCCATTCGCCATCCCCAAAGATTGGCGGCGCATCCGCTCGATCGACTTCGGTTTCACAAACCCATTCGTGGCACACTGGTACGCCATTGATCCCGATGGGCGGATGTACCTGTACCGCGAAGTGTACGGTACCAAGCGCATCGTCAGCGATTGGGCGAATCAATACATTAAGCCGCTCAGCGATGGCGAATCCTTTGAGGCGACGGTGTCCGATCACGACGCCGAGGACCGCGCCACCCTCGAGCGCGAGGGCATCAGCACGACGGCCGCCCACAAGGCGATCAGCCCCGGCATCGAAGCGGTGGCCGCGCGGCTGCGCAAGGCGGGTGACGGCAAGCCGCGACTATTCATTTTCCGCGACTGCCTTATGCACCGCGACCCGGTGCTCGACGATGCCAAACTGCCGTGCTCGATTCTCGAAGAATTCGACGCCTACGTCTGGCCCAAAACGATGGACGGCAAGGCGAACAAGGAAGTGCCGGTGAAGGATAATGATCACGCGATGGACACCCTGCGCTATAGCGTCGCCTACGTCGACCAACTCGGTACCCAGCCCTTGTGCGTGGTGGGCATTGGTGGCGTCAGCGCCGACCGACACCGCGATCTATTCGATGATGAGTTGTGGGAGGAAGCGTAACCCCACCGAAAGACATGGACGTCAATGAATATCCTCCAAAAACTCAATCCCCTCCCCAGGCTCAAGGCGGCTTTCGATCGTACCCGCTACCTGCAATCCTCCATCCGCACCATGGAGGGGGCGGGCACGCTCGGCGCTAAGCCGTGGCCCTTCAACTACCGCCTCGCGGTGGAGCAGTGCCAATCGTGGGTCTACCGCTGCGCCATGGGCAACGCCCAGGCGGCGGCGTCGATCCCCCTGCGCCTGTATGTCCGCAACCGCTCGCAACGCGAGCTGAAGTTGCTGGGGTATGAGCACGGGACCTGCGCGTTTCAGACGCGGATGGTGCCGCGCTCGCGGCGCAAGTACCTCGCCGGCGAAATGCCCCACAAGCCGTCGGCCTTGCTGCGCCACAAGATCGCCAGCTTTGGCGAGGATTTTGTGGAGGTGCAGGATCACCCAGTGCTCGACGTGCTGCGCACCGCCAATCCCGCCTTCAACTCCTTCGATCTGTCGGTCTACCGATTCCTCATGCTGGAGCTCACCGGCAACGCCTATCTTCACCCGGTGATGGATAAGGTGTTGGATCGCCCGGTGGAACTATGGCCCATGCCCTCGCACTGGGTGGAGATGAGGCCGGGCAAGGAGCAGGGTGAACTGATCAGCGGCTACGTGTACGGGGCGAGCTACACCGAAAAACAAATCTTCGAAGTCGATGAGGTGCTGCGGTTCTGCTACCCCAACCCCAAAGATCTGCTCTACGGCATGGGCAAGGTGGAAGCGGCATGGTCGGCGCTCGCCCTGCACCATTCCGAGCGGACCATGCAAAAAGCGCTCTTTGATAACCACGCCCGACCGGATTTCCTGATCGGGTTGGAGGGCGCGTCGCCTGACCAGGTCGATCGTTTCGGCGAGTCCATCAAGGGGCTGCTCAAGGGCGTGCGCAATGCCGGTAAATTCCTTGCCACCAACGGCAAGATCACGGCGGTCCCGCTGGCGTTCCCGCCGGACAAGCTCGGCTCCACCGAGCCGGTGATCGAGGAAATCGCCGGGGTGTTCGGCTACCCCATCACCAAGCTCAAGGGGAACGATCCCAACCGCGCCAACGCGGAAACCGGGGACGCGGGCTGGATGAAAGACACCATCCTGCCCATGCTACGCGCGGATGAAGAGGCGCTCAATCAAAACGGCTACATCGCGATGTTCGGTGATGGGGCGCTGGTGGATGATGTGGCGCTGGGGTATGTCGATCCAGTCCCCGCCAACAACGACCAGCAACTGCGCAGCAGCCAGGTGCTAGTTGGCGCGGGCATCACCACCATCAATGAGGACCGCGAAGAGCGTGGACTATCGCCAATCGACGGCGGCGAGCTCGCCCGTGTCAATGGCGTGCCTCTGGACGTGCTCGGGCAACCGCAGACGGGTCTGCTCAATGGATTGGGCGGGCTCTTGGGCAATTCAACCGGCGCGAATGCGGGAGCTGCGAAGGATCGCAGCGCCACGGATGGCGGCAATCAGGATGAGACGCCTCCCGCCGCGCCGGCTGCCCTTGATCTTGCTCGTATTCTCGAGGTGGCGATGGGCAAGACGGTGGAGTTGGTGCGGGTGCAGAATGAAATGCGGAAGTCGCGAGGTGATGCGCCGGGATACCAGCCCGCAAACGTCGATGGAAAAGCGGACGCCAATAAAGCGTGTAAATCATGTTTTCACCTGTCGTTCGGAATGTGTCATCAATTTTCGTTTCGCGCTCATCCACATTACATCTGTGATGGATGGCAGGTGAATGAGGGTAACGGCAAAGATTGTGGTACTGGTGCTGGTGGCTTTCAGCCGGGTAATGATTGTGCTGGCGAAGGTGGAAGCGGAAGTCAAGCGACCGAACGCAACCTGCAAAGTGCAACGCGTGATGACGATGGCACGATTCGCATGAGCGATGGGAGCTCCGCACCTGAAAACATCCAAAAGCTGGGCATACCTCCGGCGTGGACTGATTTGAAGATTGACGCGACTGATGGTGCGGAACTACTAGCACAGGGAAAAGATAAAAAAGGACGGGTGCAGTCGGTGTATTCTGATGAACACACCATGAAACAAGCCGCTGCGAAGTTTGCGCGTACTAAGGAGTTGGCCGCCAAGATTGAAAAGATCGATGCGCAAAACACGGAGAATATGAAAAGCTCGGACCCTAAGGTCCGCGAAGCGGCGGCGGTATCGTCGCTGATTCGCGAGACGGGTATCCGTCCTGGCAGTGAGCGCGACACCGGCGCGGACAAGCAGGCCTATGGCGCGACTACGCTGAAATCTGAACATGTCAAGGTTGGGAATGATGGTAGCGTGACGCTGGAATTTGTCGGCAAGAAGGGTGTCAGCCTGAATATTCCCATCAACAATCAGGCAACGGCAAAGATGCTGACGGAACGAGCCGCCAAGGGCGGAAAACTATTCGATGTATCTGACAGTGAACTTCGTGAATACACCAAAACATTGAATGGTGGTAAGTTCAAACCCAAGGATTTTCGTACTTTGAAAGGTACGCAAACGGCGATCGCAGAGATAAAGCAGATGTCCGCGCCAACAACTCAAAAGGAGTACAAGAAACAAGTGCGGATTGTGGCGACCCAAGTATCAAAACGGCTGGGTAATACGCCAACCATAGCGCTGCAATCTTATATCGACCCTGCTGTATTTAGTAAGTGGAGGATCGCGGGATGAGTGAATTAGATTATGGTTCTGATGTGTACTTTGGTAAGGTCGGCGCTCCGTCCGTCGACTGGCGCGGTAGTGAAATCACGAAGGACGATGATCCTGACGATGAGCAGATTGAAACGCCGGATGATGTAATTGGCGTGTTGGGCTTCGATCCCGCTAAGGAGTTCAGTGATGATGAGGCCGAGGCGGAACCAACACCCATCAAGCGGAGCACGCCCCATGGAACTGCACTTGAGCCAACACATCAACATGACCGTCTACCGGGATCGGGGGCTGTACAAAGTGCCGCTGAATCAAAAGGCGGTGGCGAGCGAAGCGCTGCGGACGTGGCTGCGCAACCGGCGGGAAGTGTCGAAAGCGGCAAGAGCGTTTCGGCGCAGGCGGCTA